AAGCCACTTGTATCAAGTTCCTTTGATTGCAACCAAAAACAGGGGAGTGTCGCAGGATGTAAATGTTCTGCGACACTCCCCTTAATTCATACGGTATTTAATTTTGAGAAAGACCTACTAAAACCGCTGTTCTCTCCGTTATCAGTGCTTCAAGAAGAACCTTCATTGAGTCTGGTAGATATGAATTATGGCATATAGCCACATACTTATCCTTGAGCTTTACGATTCTGCCAGCCGTCTCAAAAAATCCCGTGCAACTGTTCGGGATTTTTCGTTTTGTGTATATTCGTTATAAAGGAATCTCACCAAATTATCTCTGTACTAATTTTCAAAAGGGTTGACATATCCTTCGAAAAATGTTATTTCTTTCTTATAAATAACCCCCCTATTATATTAGTAACAAGACAATTGGAGGAAAGATATCTTGAAGAGCGTACTGATATTTTCGGATATTACATCATCTAAGGTAAGTCTTAGATACGCAATTGATGATATTCCCTCCGTTATTCTTATTGGAGAGGCAAGAACTACCACATCGGCACTCCAAAAAGCCTATCAGATGGAACCTGATTATATTATTATAGAGCAAAGTTCCCCACTGTTCGATGGAATAGCTTTTGCATCCAGACTTGAAGCGGACAAGATTTGTTCTCGTATAATTCTTCTGTGTAACAAGGAAAGTGTAAATAATCCGGTATACAGTCAAAATATCATAGGTAAATTATCAAATGATGATATCAGCCCCAAAAAACTGAAAAGTATTTTTGATTCTTCGAACAACTGTACGCCAATCTCCCGCTGTTCAAGCGCATTAAATCCCACTAATGTTCCATTTGAACATTTTAGTATATTCATCACTGTTCGCAATCCCAATATTGGCAGTTTCACTGAAAATGAGCGTCGTGAATTTGCAGGCTTTTTTATTAATTGCGAACATCGTTTGGATATAAGCCAGCAGAACTTATGTATCGCTTTTGTTAAACACACAGAAAAATTAATGATTAACAATGCTATCGAATGTATTAACAACTTATTTGATGAATACAGTACGCACACTTTTGTTATTCATGGAATATCAAAAGATGCCCCTGTTGTTGAGATTATTAATGCCTATAGTTTCAAAAATGATATAAAATGCTTTTTTGAGTCCGGAAATAATGTGACTGTTCTTCCGCAACTCACTTTACCGAAAATTGTGGATTACGACACATTGAAAAAATACTTGGTTGCTATTGAATTTGCTGTTAACGAAAGGGATATCCAAGATATAAATCAACTGCTATATGAAATTTTCGAGGGAATTGTACGCCCTTCATTAAATTTTGAGGCATATAGTTTTGCGTTGGACA